CTGGTGACGGCGAGCCTCCCCGGGATGGCCACCCGGGGCTCTATAGCAGTGAGCACATTTTCTGAGCGTCTTTCGCGGCAGGCGACCGCTCATCAGCTTCCTTGCAGATTGCAGGCTGACTAAGGCGCGGGGAGTAACCCTACTTCGAAGGTCACGCGCCACCCAACACACCCAAGAGTTGAACTGTGTGCCCTACGGAGGAGTAACGGATTAGTGGCTGCTGATTGAACAAGCAGGTGTTGCCACACCACCACTATCCACAAGCCAACTTGCACCGGACCGTTGCTGTTGTGAATAGCACCCGAGTTTCAGGCTCGCAAACTGAAGCTCTCCCTGGCCGGTGATCGGTACAGAGGTTGGAAAGTGGGACACCGAGGCGCTCAAACCACCACGCATCTGGAAAACGTGGTGTCTGGGGCTCCTAGAGCATCACCTTTGTTTATCACCCAAGCTGAACTTGGTGTGGCCGGAAGCACATGGTCCCGGACTTGGAAAGAAATAGGGGGGAAAGGAGGATGGAGGGGAGGAAACGCGGTTAGTCCACGGTGATCATCTCTGGGGGACGAGAGCCCACGCGCCTGACAAAGTCGCGCGCGAAAAGGAGGGCACTAGTACCAGCACCAGCAGATCCACCCGTGACAAAGTTGATGACTGAAGCGGCACGCGAAGCGAGTTGAATCATCTTCTCAACACCACTGGTTGAACCTTGGGTCACCCGCTGAGAGGATGGCACCAGGCTTGAGCCAGCGTTGTTGGGCACACCTTCAGTGTGGAACACAAACTCGACATCAAATGGGTTGGAAGTAGCAGGCAAGCCAGAGGCGTAGATCAGAAAGGCAGAGCCACCACGAAGTGATGCCACGTCCTTCCGTCCACCGGCCGTTGCATTTACCAACCCAGTGGTGTTGTTGAAAACACCTTCATCAGCAAGAACGACCCCAGTATTCCAAGGGAGAACACTACGATCAATAGTTCCCTTGAAAGTGTAGAAATCCTGGTGCGATGGCACGGCTGACAAGACAACCTCACCACGCAACAGGTCTTGCATACTGAAAACACGAACACCAGGCAGGTTCATGACATTGCTGGCGGTAGTGACAGTCACACCAGCAGTGTATGTGGCCACCACATCCGGGGAGGATGCAGTGACGGTCTGCAGCGTGTTCCACGAGGGCGCATTGGCAGTCGTAGGAACACGCGCGACATAGACCTTACCCTTTGTGTTTGTGGCAGTGTCCTTAGCGACGAGGCGGAAACCGCAAGCCACTGTTCGGTATTCAGTAAGAACACTTGATAGTCCGGTGGGGTCGTTGCGATAGTACGATGTCGAGTTTTGGGCGAAAGGCGTGAGACCTGAGACGCCTGTGGTTGTGTCAGTGACCGCAGTCAAGCATGGGGATGGCAACAACAAGAGTGAGGCCACCCCAGATGCATTAGACACAACCTGAATCGCACCGCGAGTATGATGAGTCACAGTCGCGATTTGATAGGCGTCAGGGACACGGGCCCCGACCGCGTTTGGATGGAAGGGATTGTGCAAGGCGATGTTGAACTGCTTGGCATCCGCACTGGTTTCAGTCGTGACACGAAGGCCTTGAACACGCGGCTTGACGCCGCTGGCCGGGCCACGAGTCCAGATGCTACCCATAGCACGCTTCTTCGCCTTGCGCGTCTTCCGAACAGTACGACGATTCTGAGCCCGTGTTGGCGGGCCGATAAATCGCGTCTTTGCCATGCTCTGCGCCTAGATTGAAGACGGCGCTCACTGCTCATCAACCCAAACCATATGTCTCAACACCCAGTGATCCAAGACACACGGTTGGGCTGATACACTCGTGCAGATGTACGATATACAATCCTGCACGTCAGCAACTGTCAGCTGGATCGAATTAGGCACAAGATCACCACGTGCCCGATCGCGATGCACGCTATACGCACGAGTTAAAGCATGCAATGTGTCCAGCTGATACATCGGGTTTGCAAGGCCGGCATTCATCCACTCCCACGGCTTGTGCGGGTTCGGCTGCAATACCGTAACCTTTCCGCCGTGGTGGTGCCTAAGCCACGCCTGCGCGATATCGATGAGGATTGGTGTTTGGCATGAGCACACTTGGTGCATTGCCATGACCCCAGCCATGTAGGCAGTCGGGTCACCATCGAGGCTTGCCTGCCAGCCCAGCTTGTAGATGCAGCGGCCAATGGT